TTGAAATCGAATCCAGGTGCCGACAATGAGTGCTGTGTTTGGGCTGGTGAATCCGTTGGGGTAGCGCATCACGATGGTGGCGCGTGATGGTTCGTAGGTGTCGGTCAGGCCTGATTTGCCGACGAACGCAGAAATGCTTTCGATGTTGGGCAGGTTTGTCCAGGTGGTGCCATTAATGGAATAGTCGACCGTGTAGACGATGGGCATCTAGGCAACCGTTCGAATGGGGATTGCACCGTTTTGTCGCTGGTAGCGACGCAGGGCATCGACAATTGCGTTTGGGTCGCCCCCCTGAATGGTCACATACATGTTCCCGCCCATGTTCCCGAGCTTTGACAATGGGATGACTGCTTCAGGTTGTCCACCTTCACCAATCATTGCGAGGGTCGGTTTTGTAACGATGCCACCCTCGGCGAGCATTGGAATGTTCGGGACATCAAAACCCTTCCCGCCTAATCCAGGAACCCAGCCGGGAACCTTGAATGACAGTTTCCCGATTGTGTTATTCCACAGGGATGCGATGCCGTTGAAAATACCTTTATAGAAACCGAGCAGTGTGGAGAAATAGCCTTTTATCAAGTCGATGGAACCTGTCACAGCTGTTTTGATAAATGCGAAAACCGAATCAACAATGTTTCGGAATCCTTCAAATTTCTTATAGGCAATGACAAGTGCAGCGATTAGCGCAAGCACACCCAACACAATGAGCGTCACTGGGTTCATGGCCAGTACAGCATTGAACACTGTTTGAACCGCTGTGAATGCCGTTGTGAGTGCTGTCCATACCGTTATGGCACCATTCACCAATAGAACCGCTGCAGCGATGCCGGCGATGGCACCGCCGATTGTGAGAAACACTGCAGTGTTTTCGGATGCCCAATTCCCGAAACTGGTGAGAACGGGCAAAATCTTTTCAATGATGGGGAGTAGTGCTGCCCCGATGGTTTCTTTTGTTTCGGACAGCTGCAGTTGCAACCGTTGAAATTGTCCCTGCGCTGTGTTTGCCTTAGTGGTTGCAGCACCGCCGAATGTGTCAGCGAGCACCGACATTGCGCCTTCAGCGTCCAGGCCACCTTTGATCAGGCCTTTCAGTTTGGGGTCGAGTTTTGCTAGTGCTGCAGTGTTTCCACCGTAAGCCTTTGCGATTGCCTCAGTGACAGTTGACAGGGGTTTTCCTGTAGCTGCAGCAATGTCCATTGCCAGGGCTGCACCCTCTTGAGCCTTAGTGAGTGACCCGGTCTGCGTGACCAAACGAGACAGGGCTGGTCTCAAATCGTCGTCGGCGATGCCTAGCAATTTGCCTTGTTGCGAAATCCAATCCTCATTGGCTGCGATCTGTTTGTCAGTCGCGTTTGTGTTTTTGCCGATTGCCTTTGCGAGCAGTTCCTGCGCTGCAGCGTCTTCCATTGCGCCTTTGGCAGCGTCGAATGCTGCAAGGCCTACTGCACCGATTGCAGCTGCAGCTGGTAGTGCTGCTTTTTTGATGGCGAAATTTGCTTTCGCGCCTGCACCCTCAAGTGATTGGAATTCCTTGATTGCGCCTTTCACGCCTGAATTGTCAAATTGCGACACCAGGGGAATGATGATTGCCATTTTATTTTTCCCCTAGCAGTCGGGTCATTTCAGATTCCACGCGTTTGATAACGGGTTCCAAATTGTTTTGCACTTCTTGCCATTTTGCTTCCGCTGATGGCCACATGATTCGGGACGCATTGCCGAAACGATTATTCAAACCCTCAACCATTGCTGCGCCACGATCAGACTTTGAACCACGCTTGCCCGCCATGTCCAAAATGGCGAGACCGGGCGACATGGTGCGAATCTTGACGACCCCCACCGACTCATACTGTGCGCCTTTTGCCAGGTTCCTATTGCGGGCGCGTCGAGTGTCTAGTTTGAGTTTGATGTTTTTGGTTTCGTTTTTTTTCCATTGGGTTCGGGACTTAGTAGCAAAACCCGACAATGGGGGCGCAGCGGGAATTGCTCCCCGCATTGCCTGCAACATTGGGTCGGCTGCATTCTCAAAATCTTTTGTCAACTGTCGACGGATTTTCTTGTCCAGGCTGTTCACAGTCTTCAGTGCCTCTTTGAGGCCTGAAACCTCAAGCATTTGAACCGTTGTCATTTTTTTGCCTGTTCCGCTAGTACATCAATAATTGTCAAAAACATGATGGGGTCAGATAGGAGCTCACTAGGGGCAATGCCGGTCACGACCGACACTTCCGCTACGCGTCTTCCCCAGCTGCCCCGTCCGTAGGGTTTTGATCGCCGGCAGCGTCACCACCAAACGAAATAATGGATTTTGCAAACTTGTCGAATTCAGGAACGACATGACCGCCATCGCGTAGGGCAATCCACGCGAGGATGTACATGTCTTCGAGACCGATTCCGTTTTGCTGAACGGTTGAAAACTTTTGTTTAGTTTTCCGTTCCCATTGAATAATTGTCCAGCCGTTACTGGTAGCAGACTTCTCGCCTTCCCCCCAGTCGACCGTGTATGTCATTTCAATCACGGTCGAACTACCTAGCTAAATGTTTCGGTGATGGTGCCATTCACAGGGAACGACAGCGTCACAGTTTGCGCTGCGTCAGCTGAACCACCGACTGATGGGAACACTGGCACGACTGAACCAGTGAACGATGCACCAGTGACAGCCACCATTGTGAAAGTCACATTCGTGCCCGTTTCGGCTGCAGTCCACAATCCTTCACAGATTGAGCTCGCTGCACCCCAGTCGGCCATGATCTCAACTTCGAGTGTCCAGGTCGGGATTCCCTTAGCTGCGTAAGCACCTGAGAATGTCACGCCTGTGATGGGATTTTCGGATGGGGTCAGCACTGAACTGACGCACTGATCGGTGTATGCCACCGAATTGACTGTGAGAGTGATGGACTTTCCCGTCACTACATTTGCTACTGCCATTTTTGTTTCCTTACCTTGTTACGGTCATTTGAACGGTTATTTCGTACCCGGGCAATTCTTGCCCGCCGACTGCGTAAGACACTGGTCTTCCACCGTCTACCTGGGGTACCGCCAGGATGATGTCATCTGCTATTTCTAGCAATGCCTGCACTGCATCACTGTTCCCTGGTGGCGCAAGCAATGCGGTCACGGGGTACTGCAATTCATACAGGTTCACATTGATGACCCGAACCGTAGGGGGGTCAATTATGACCACCCCAGGACGGGCGTTTCGGCTGTCGGTCGTGACAACTAGGTTCGCATCCTCGAGGATGTCAACCAGCAAACCAGTCGCGTCGTTGAGCAAACCCATCAGGCAATTTGGGGACGGTTGCAGCCCCACAGACGCAAAATCTGCCCCATCGAGCCACCGACCGCAGCAGTGCCGAATTCATTGAACGATTGAAACGAATCCATCGAACCGCGTTCGCGATACAACGCAGCTGCATACATCACAGTCCCCAGGGACACATCTGCACCTGGCGAAACGGTCAACGAATCTTGATACCCGGCTGCATTGCGTCGACGAAATGCGACTGCATTTCCCGCTGCAACACAATCGGTCACGAATGCAGTGTCGTTTGCACTAGCTGGGGAGACCCCCAACCAATCGAGACAATCCTGAACTGACACCCAGGTGCAAACCACCGAATAGGTGATCGTCCCACCTGACTCCATGCGTTCTTGATCTGTGCCGGGGCTGTCATAGAGAACCTGGTTCGGCATTGGCATTTGATAATCGAAAACTAGATCACCAAATTCGTCAATGTCTACGAGCAAATAGGGCTCGGTCGAAATGACCGTCACCGTCCCGTTGAAACCTTCACCAATGCCTGCGACCGTGATACTGCGACCGACTGCGATTTCGTTGTCAGTGAGGGTCTGCAACACAGCAACGCCACCGATGCGCTGGTGATGTGTGACTGAATAAGTCGCCATGTGCAGACCCCCTTCTAACTAACTACCGACTAGGCCTGAGTGATCTTGAATGTCTTTGTTGCGTCAATGGTGGTTGTCGCAAAGTATCCGCGAATCGCAAGGGTGCGTCCGAGTGTGGATGGAACCTCGACGGAAACCAAACCGCGCTGATCTTCATACACCTCAAAGCCTGCCTTAGAGCGAGGATTAGCCACTGCAAGAATGCAGGTCTTAGCTGCGAAATTCTTGTCCGCGACCAAACGCAAACCGAGAATGTTGCCGACTGTGCCGACAGCGTTCATTGTGCCTGGGGCATTGGTTGGGTTCAGTGTGCTGAAAAGCGGACGACCCGTTGTGTCGTAGAGACTGCCGAGCTGCTGCCATACATCCATTGACACGCAAATCGCGTCAGGGAACACATTGGACGACGCTGCGATGGTGCGAGCACCGTTGTACACAGCTGCGACAACTGCGTCCGGGTCGGTGAAATCAACATTCGCTGCGGATGCCTGAGTTACACCAGCGAGCAACTGATCTGCTGCATAGTTATCGGTTGCATCGGCGTACTGGCCGACGAAATCCTGAATGACGATGTCGAGCGAATTTGGATCGCTGAAATCGACCACTTGTTCGGAGAGCGTCTGCTGCCCCGAGAAAGTCAGTTTCGTGACGACCTTGTCCTCAATGACTTGAGTCGTTGCCGACACTGCTGTGAGCTGTGTTGACTGCTGTGCAACTGACAGGTGAGTGTCGATGTATGGACGAATGAATGTCGCACCTGCACGGGGCATTGCACGAGCACCAAAAAGTTCCACGATCGGACGCAACGCCACAAGGCCGTCGAAAACGGGAGCCACAATTGGGGTCGGGATGATGCCAGGCACATTCGAAACGATTTGATCGCCAGCTGCAGCGCGGATTGCGTTGTTCATGCTTGCGAATGATTCGCCACCTGCGACATAGCTTGCGATGTATTCGCTCATCGATGGCAAACGCTGTTCGCGTCGTGGCTGTGCGAAAATTGGTTGAGTAGGGATGGACGCTTCGACAGCTGGTGCTGCCTCAGCTGGGGTGTTTGTGATTTCCACTGTTGTCTCCTCGACTGGTTCTGTGGTTTCGGGTTCGGGTTCGGCAGCTGAAACTGATGCAACGCGCGCACCGGGGAACGCCCCGAATGCAAGCAATGACAGTTCACGCCATCGAGCTTTTTTGATGACCATCGCACCCGACTTCTTGTCGAATGTGTAGTCAACTGGTTCAACCCCTACTGAGACAGCGTCTAGGACACCATCGGCAGCAAGGATTAGAGCTTCATCGCCGGCACGGGTTTCGGAGATACGCGCAGAAAACAACATCCCTTCGGATGTGTCAACGCGTTCGGTCACGATGCCCAATGGCTGCGATAGATCATGGTCACGAATGAATTTTGGTGCTGCGCCATCAACGGGGAGCGACCCGGGCAAAAAGCGCACCAGGGTTCCGTCACTGACGACTGCGTCGGTGTTGTATTCAACTGCGACACCCTCGACTGTGCGTCCAGGCTGGCCGTCTGCACCTGCAGCATTTACTGCGTGGAGCTTTGCTGAGATTTCAAGGTTCATTGCATTTCCTCTTGTGGTCGGGTCATTGGGGATTCGGTCATTTGTTCGGCAGTCTCTGCCTGATCTACAAATTCGGAAATGTCCAAACGACAGAATCGCCCGCGCGGTAGCACATCATCCATTGAAAGACGCTCTGAAATGGCTGAAATGTACGGGGCGCATGCGTACTTGTAAAGCAACCATTGCGAATCCTGTGCATTGGTGTATGTCATTGAATTGTTTGTCGGCGCACCTACCAAAAATGGCGGGATGTTTGCGACATCGGCAAGTGACAACATTGCATGCTGGCGAGCCTCAACTAGTTGCAGCTTCGACGGGTCTGATTGGAATTCAACCCATTTCACTGAACTGTTGAGTGCGCCGACTGCCGACACTTTGCGAGCCTGCTGCCATGCTGACGCAAGTTCGGCGAGCTCGTCACCGTCAAGCGGTTCGGAATTGTCGGTCTGCTGAAGATAGCCAGCTGTGATTTCGTTTGTTGCGAATCGCATTGCTGCATCGTCTAAACGGTGGGCGATTTCAATTGCGCGCCAGCCCATTGACAACAGGCTTTGAATTGGGGACAGGAACACGACACAATTTGCGGGGTTCAGAATTTGTCCCTGATAGATAATTTCGCGGGGCATTCCTGTCAGCACTGTGCCGGGCTGATCGGGGAAAGTAACACCCGTCGGTGGTAGGCGCATGAATTGCGATGGCCGACCCTCATAGTTCCTAGCGGTTACATACCACACGGAATAGCCGTGAAAAATCAGGTCATCGGTTGTCCACGCGAGCAAAAACTGTCGGGTCACTGTCGGGTCGGGGCGTGTCATCCACGATTCACCCGGCAACTGCATTTCGATGTATTCCTGTTCGGTGGCATCCCACTGAACGGTGTATTCGTTGATCGGCAAACTTGACACCAGGCTGACGATCAGGTCACGAGCTCGACTGATGACCGGCAAGGTCATGGCACGGTCGCGCGATGTGTCCGAGTTGAACCCGAGCGTCTGACCGATGCCTGCTGCACCAGCTGCAGCCTTGACTGATGCTGCGCCAAACTGGGGTGCTTTACTACGACCGAAAAATGCCATACCAGGAAAGTATGACGCACGGGTGGATGTCATGTGTGAATTTTCAAAAGATTTTCGGAAATAGAGAAATCCACCCCCTACCTAGCAAATGCGACTGCAGCCCTGACCCGTGTGCGAGGTTGCGACGCAAGTGCAGCTGCCCAAATGCAACACCGCGCCAGCTCGATGCTTCCAGGGGAACGCTTACTGCTGAGAACTAACGAATGAGCCTGAACTACTGCGACCGCGCGGTTCATGTGATCGTTCAGCATTTCTTCACCGCGATGAATCAACCGACCGTCAGTGATTAGCGACCGAACCAGCCCGGTGAATTTCAACAGTTCGCCATACCCAACGGTTTGCCTGCGTTTTTCAAATCCCCGAACCTGAGTGTCAAGGCTGGGGGTGATGGCCAATGTCAATTTGGGGTCAGCGTCCATTGTGCGAGTAATGCCGGCGACCATTTCTGCGAGTGTGTCGACAACGAATTCAACTTGCACATGAACGATTCCTGATTCGTCAGCGGATGCACGAATGGCGACATAGCGCGCCCCGTCGAGTGAGCTGTCAACTGCGAGGAAACCGCCAGTGGGCAGTGCCCCATCGCCGGCGCAGGAATCCCAAACCCCAGGGGCGAGAAATCCGTTTTCCGTGCTCACCCAGGTGTTGAGCGATGCGCGCATAAATGAAGCGAGATCACCGTCGCCGGCCTCGTCCCTGATTGTCTCGATGTCGACCAAATACCCCAATGCGGGGTTGGCAAATTTCCAATACGACTCATCGAACACATCAACCCCTGGCGGGATGCTCCATTCCATGAACAGGTAACTGGTGGGGACATTTGCGTCAATTGCTCGCAGTCCCTGCTCCCGCAATTTGAGCATGGCTGTGGATGCCTGAGTGCCAGCTGTGGAGAACATCGCATGCATCGGGGTTCCCCCAGCGGTGCGAACATTCCTTGCGCGTTGGGTGGGTTTCAAACCTGAGAACAAAACTTCCTCACTGATTCCCATAATTTCGTCGGAGCAGATCAGGTCACAGCTGAGACCGTGACCGGCACGGGGCGTTGCAGCGCGCACATACCATTTAGACTTGTCGGGCATTTCCAATTCCATTCGGCCATAACCCCATTTTGCTTTTGCCCCATAGACATCAACCAGCACTGGGGCGACCCGTTCAAACATTTGACACGCCAGCGACAGGTCATGAGCTGTTGACAAAACCGTTTGGGGCTTGCCCCGCTGCGCTGCGATCGTCGTCAGCCATGCGCCAATAATCGGGGCGATGAGACTTGACTTTCCCGACTGACGCGCCGTGCTGACAAGTGACTGCCGTGTCGAATACTCATTCGAACCAGCAACCTCGCCGGCGAACATGCGATCAACGACATGCAATTGCCAGGGGAGAAGCTCGACACCCAGGTGCATGCTCGACCACTGCGCTACTAGGTGGCCGTCTGTGTAATCGCCCGTGACGCGGGTTTCCAGTCTCGGAAGCGTCATGCCGTAATCGTTTGCGTTTGTTCCGTATTCGGGCGAATTCATTTTCGGGCGTTCCAATTCGTTCGGTATAGACGGAAGAT